GTTTCCCAGTCACGATCGGTGGATACCGTGACCCCTCTCACTCCATCGAGGCTCGTAAGACCAGACCTGGCACTCATGCTAGGGGTATAGCTGCTGACATCAAGATCAACAGCGGATCAGAAGGCTATGTGATTGTGCGTGAAGCTATGAAGATGGGGTTTGGTGGCATAGGTATTGCCAAGAACTTTATCCATGTAGATGTACGCGATACTGTACAGGTTATCTGGACATATTAGTTTACATTTGGCCGGATATAAGGCGCTAGACTACCCAAATCCTTAGCTCAGTAAACTCTTGCTGGTCTTCTTAGATTCTTTGAATGCCTTAGCTGTGGGTGCGCCCTTGGCTCCAGGCTTTCTCATTTTCTCAGAGCTACCTGCTTTGATGCGCTTACGTTTGGCATGGATGTTTGCGTATAGACCTTTCATTTGAGTAGACTCTTTGGTTTCTTTTTGTGGCGGGCTGCAAAGTTCTTAGCGGATTCTTTATTACTGAACCCCCATGCTCTGAGTGCCAGTTGGAGACGAGTAGGCTCACCCTTCGCATCCTTGAGAGGGCCAGCCATTCCACCAAACCTAGCTGCAAAACTAACGCGCCTAGGATTGGTGCCTTTCTTTACAGGGGCTTTTAGATTAGACCCTTCAGTTCTCTTGAAGTGATCGCGACCTGCTTGTGTCAATCCCCCTTTGGGGTTTTTATGTTTCTTTTTCATACCCCGATTATAGCATATTCAGATATTTATTTCTCGTCGTATTCCATCTCTAGCAGCATCTCGCAGTAGTGTATAACCTTGCGAATATCCTCAGCACCATTCTTGTCACGGTGTCGGGTGATGTACTTGATTACGTTGCCTTCAATATAGCCGAGCTTATTCTTGTAGATGTACTCGATTGGCTGTATCTCCTGCATATAGTGGCTGCCGCCTTCTTGCTTATTTAGGTAGCTCATACTTCTTTCTCAAATAGTTAAGTGACACAGGCATCTCGTCACACTGCCCATCGTTGACTTCGTGTAGCATCCACACACCACGCCAGCTACTGTTGGTCTGGGCTGTCAGGTAGTCCTCATCATGGACGTAGAAGATACCAGCGAACAATCCGATCATGGGCTTCATGTCTGCTCGGTTGGCAAAGGCTATATCTCTATCCTGAACGTGACCCATCACACAGCTCATGTGCTTCTTGGATAACATCAGCTTGGCACTAGATACAGGGCGACCCATAATACCACTGGTGAAGTAATGCGAGTATGCAATACCATCAATAACACAGACCTCAAGGAAGTCGTAGACCTCCCAGCCCATTTCATCTAGCTTCAGATCAGCATAGCCTATCAAACCTTCTAGCTTTGCATCAGACTCAATGGCTCTCTCAATGCGCTGCTCATGGTTTCCCAGTGTGAACACTAGGCGTGGGTTCCAGCGTTTTCTTTTGCCCTCAGCCAGTCTCTTCTGCTCTGCTCTGATGGGTGCAAGGAATGTTTCCAGACCCTTGATACCTGCATCAATATCATCTTTATATCGACGGCCTTCAAAGGACTTCTTACCTACATCCCAACTGGATAGCGAGGGCATATCCCAGTGATCTCCAATGTGAACGATCACATCTGGCTTCTTCTCTACAGCGTACCTTCCTGCCCACTCCAAGTGCTTGAGGCTACTACCTGGTTTGACTTGGGTGTCAGGGATAATCATGTGCTTCATAATCTACTCCATTAAAAAAGCCCCCATCAGGAGGCTATGTCTTGGTATGCAATTGCAGCTAGGCCACAGATTACGACGATGATTGCGATGGTCACGATAGAACCCCCAGTAGTAGAAGAGGGGCGGATTATACTCGCTATCGTTGATGATATATAATGATACATATTCATGGATTCTATATCAGTAATGGTATATCAATCGTCTTCAGGCTTCATCATCTTGCTTTCTCAACTTACGGCTTTTCCATTGCTTATGTTCATCCATAGTAAGCAATATCATTCCTGTGAGAATACCGCCAGCTCCGATTATGAAGATGGCGGCACCAAGGGCTTCCATTAGAATGGAATGTCTTCATCGACAGGGGCAGCAGCCTTAGACTTAGCTGGAGCTGCATCACCATCAGTGAAGAACACCTTAACGTTACCGAGGATAGGGGTCTTAACGCCCTGCTCACGTTCCTCAGCGGAAGTTGACTGAGATACAAAGCCATTGTTCTCGTACTGGTCTTGCTCGGCAGTATCAATGAAGGTAGTCAGGTCTAGGTAAGTACCTTTGGCACCCTCAAACAGTCGCTCTTTGTCGATCTTTGTTACGTCTAACTTAATGCTCAATCCAACTTTCATACTAATCTCTCCGTCTCTGTTGTTATGGTTTCAACTGCGGCCAGAACTTCTTTAGCCATTGCTTCAATAAACTTCTCATTACGTCTTGCTCTTACTAGCAGGTGTGGCATTTCTGGGTGGTAAGACATAAAGTCCCACCAGTCTCTCCCAGTTATCCACATACATCCCTGCACTTGCTGGTAATACTTTGCTGGCACCTTACCTGCTCTCAGGTAGCTAACGTGTACCGAATCAGATGGACATTTTATCTCAAGTCCACCATCGGTGCTAACTAAGCCATCAGGACTACAGCCAAACTCTTCACTGTCATCCAGGATAAAGCCTGTCTCTACCACTTCAAAGTCAGTGATAAACTCGTAGGCTTCCCTAGCTTCTGGCTCCAGTGCGTTACCCCTCTCCATGTGTTCGTTGGTGTAGAAGGGTTTACTGCGACCAGTCAATCTCTCAGCAATCAGCTCGTTGATGTAGGACTCGGCTGAACTAGAGGGCTTACCACTACCAGTGATTAACTTCCCAAACATTGAGGCTGATGGCCTGCCCAATCTTGAGGCAAGCCACTCAGGGGAACCCTGCTCATCGTTTAAGATAATCATTTTAACTTAGATGTCAGAGCAGCCATAGCTCGGCTGTATTGAACGACTAGCATATCATCCACACTTTTGGCTTTGAAATGCCCAAGAAACTTCTTAACGTCAGTGTTAGTCTCTTCAAGTAAACCTTTTATGTCGTCGATCTGATCTTGACTTAACTTCTCACTAACCTGCGAACCTCGCAACATTGCAGACTCTGCATCATCATCAGCAGTAGGGATACCTGCGATTGACTGTAGGGCATAACGCCTTGCATAAGTAATGGCAGAGCCAGCAGCTTGTGGGTCGCGCTTAACTATTGGCAGATAGTATTCCTGCTCTAACCATTCGCCACTGGTGTGCATTAGCCTAGTGATCACGCCAATGCCATGCTCATTGCTGACAGGAAACTGCGTGTAACTTAGACCATTATCAGTGAAGGGCTGCTTTATAGCCTTGATGACAGATGTCAGGTCAGCATAGCTAGACTTGAAGAAAGGGTTGGCACTGTCCTTAACAGCACCACCCATGGTTGCTTGGGCACTACACAGTGCTTCGGCAAGGTTTTTCATTGATTCACTTGATTTCATTAGTTAAATTCTCCTGCTGATTGCATTTGTTCAAGGACATAGCGAGCGCCATATCCAATGTCATAGGCGTGTGACTGCCCTTCTTTATGGGGGTGACCTTTGCGGCAATCGTAATCACCGCGATCAAGGTCATTCAAGTATTCAATATCTTTATCCATTTACGCGCCCTCCAAGTAGTATTCACAAACGCTACACTCTTCACCGAAGCGATTCTCTACGTCGATTCTTCTGGACTTTATTGGGTAGCCCTGCTGCTTTAGCTCAAAGATTCTTGTCGCCAGTTGGGTGATGCCCAGCTTATCATATGCTTCAAGTGAGGTGACTGTATTGCCACCCTCAAAGTGTTCGCGGATTCTCTCACGTTGTCCCATGTTATTCTCCTACCGTAAAGCCGTGCATGGCATACATCTTATCACGTTGCTCGCTGCTCTTGCAGTATAGATCAATCTGAGCTTTAAGAAAGTAATCAACCTGCTTCTTATGTTCAGCGGCCTCAGCCTTCTCGTAATCCAAGTCTTCTTGTGTTGGCACTGGCAAGATTGGGCGCGGCTCATAAAAGTCTAGGTCATCACCATCTTCTCGGCCAGTAATAGTTTTTAGGAAGCTATCAAAGTTATCCTGATAGTCTACGTCATTGCGTGGGTCTTCGTCTCTGTAATCCATGTTGCTCTCCTGTTGTTTGAGTTGAAACAATACTATGGTGTTATTCCCATGTCAATAGTGATTTGTAAATTAGATTAACATCTGTTACTATGTCACCTCACTAACCAAACCGAGAAATAAAATGGATACTGTTAAGGCAATAAGCTACTACCTAAACCTGCACGGCATGAGCCACATTGAGTTCTCACGACTCACACTGCTATGTCCTGCTACTGTCAGCCTCATTATGAATCGTCACCGCAAGCCCTCTCTCGATACTATGATCCGCATTGCAGATGCTTTGAACATCAAGCTGTCTGAATTTGTGGCGGCTGGTGAATAAGATGGAGAAGAAGGGCTACTACGCAATGATACCTGCCAGCGTCAGGTATGATAAAAGGCTAAACGCTAATGCTAAGTTGCTCTATGGTGAGATCACTGCTCTATGTAATGAGAAGGGATACTGCTGGGCATCCAATAGATACTTTGCTGAGTTGTATGAGGTGTCTGTTCAGTCCATCAGTAAGTGGATTAGGAATCTAAGTGAGTGTGGCTATATCAATATGCAACTGGAGTATGTTCCCGGCACTAAGCAGGTCAAGCATAGGTACATCCAGATGGCTGATACCCCTCCCATAGAAAAGTTTAATACCCCCCCTCTAAAAGTAGAGGAGGGTACCCTAGAAAAGTTTCAACCCTCCCCTACAAAAGTTGATGACCCTACCATAGAAAAGTTTAAGGATAATAATACAATTAATAATACAGATAATAATACAATGAATAAGGGGGTTATCACCCCAGAAAAAAAGGTAAAGAGGTCGTTTGTTAAACCAACTCTTACTGAAGTCATTGATTACTGTAATGCCAGTCAGGCTAACATAGACCCACAGGGGTTCCTTGATTTCTATGATAGTAAGAACTGGATGATTGGCAAGAATAAGATGAAGGACTGGAAGGCGGCAGTAAGGACTTGGAAGCGGAAGGAAGCTGAGAAGAATAGAGAACGCCATGAAATGATTAAGGCTAAGCAAGCCAAGCAGAACGAGCAGCTTAGAAACAGAACCATTGAACACCAGCTAACTGATACAAGCTGGGCAGACTAAATAACAGGAGAGAACCATGAGAGCAAGAAAATACGAGATGAAAGAAACCCCAATGGGCGCAGGCCGTGACCATCCCAACACAAAGTTTATCAAGTGGATTGGTGATCGCACTGACCGATCGTGACTGGGAAAC